GCTCAAAGGGCATGTCAATGAAGGTGGACAAAAACGGAAAGCCGACAGAGAGTGACGCTGAGTTCGGGGCGAGGGTCGCGAAGACAACAGGCACGGTCACTGTTATGGGTCCAATCAAGACCCGAGACCGACACGCGAAGAAGATGATTGTTGATGAGCAGGGTGACCCGAGAAAAGTCACGGACGTCACTCGGTCGACCGTGGTTGTAGACAAAGCGAGAGACATCCCGGCAGCGATGTCGAGCTTTGAAAAGTCGCTACCATCGGGTGCCAAGATTGTCTCGGCGAAGGACCGGATGAACAATCCTCTGCCGGGTGGCTATCGTGACATCATGCTGCATATCCAGCATCCCAACAAGTCGATCAGCGAGGTCCAATTCAACACCAAGCCGATGATGAAAGCGAAGATGGGCGAAGGGCATAAGAAATACGAGGAGTCCCGAGAGATAACCGCAAAGGAAACGCTTGGCACAGCGACCCCAACAGAGATCAAGAGGAGAGATAAACTAGAAAAAGAGTCAGAAGCTATCTACACCAAAGCATGGGAAGAATCGCTGTGATCCTTGACTATTCCACCGAACGATAGTATAATCATCGTGGAGTGGGAAAGCGAAAGGGGGTAAACATGGCAACCACTGGTTGGAAGTATGCCGAGTTTGAAGGGAACACCTATCGTTGGCCTGTGAATGACACCTATGTTGGCGATATTATCAAGATGGAACGATGGGAAGGCGACTCTTGGGGAGAGATGCTCTTCGGCACGGACATCCGGACCAAGGTCACGTTCTTCGGCGTGAAGCTGACTCCGAAACACGTCGTCAAGGAGACTGGCAGCAAGGACGCTATTCTGTGACCATTGAAGACCTGAGCTACCATCAGGAACCGCATGTCACTGTGGCAGAACTGGCCGAGTACTTCCGTGTCAGCGAGAAAACGATTCGTCGCGACATCGAACGTGGTCGGCTGGTTGTGCTGCGACTACCCGGCGGCACGATTCGGATACCCACTAAAAACGCCCGGTCCTACGGGCGACCCTCTGGGCTGCATCCCTTAAAGCGCAGCGCAAACGGCACGCCAGCATAGTTCTTACGCGGGTAAGTGTCCGTCAGTGATTGATGCGGACTCGATCCAGATTGGGGTTCGTTCGCCGACCCATGCGCCGATGGAGTTGTATTCCAGATATTCTCTGGCGTCTTCTTCGGTCATGTGGTCACGAGCCATCAGGATACCGATAGCGAGCGTGATGGAATATACGGCAAGGTCCGGCTGTCCGCATCGTCGCCCGATGCCGATGAGCGCGGCGTCAAATCCGTCAGCGAGCAGCAGGTCGTCGTCCACCCGCACAGTCTACCACTCGGGCAGCGGCTTCAGCCAGAGTCGAGTGAACCTCGATGACTCCGTGGTCATCTTCGATGGACACGAACGGCACCCGTAGGCGCACGTTGCTGGCTTCGACCAGACGCAGCGTGTTCAGCGCTGCGGCACGAGCAATGGCGATGTCGGTGGCTGAGAGTAAAAGCATGGATTATTCCCCCTTACCATAATAAAGATCGATGTCGACACCCTTGCACTTGGGGCATGTCGGAAACATAGTTCCCGTCTTGAACTTCTTGCCGCATTCAAGACACTCAACCGGAAGATTCTTAATCACCATTTCTTTCCCTTCCTTACACAATGATACTATCATTGTATGGCTAGAAAGTCAAGCGGTCGTCCGAGACATCCTTTGCCCAGTTGTAAGCCGTTTCACGATACCTGATCCAATGCGTGTACGAAGACTCCCACCGTGCATCATTGGGAACGCCGTAGATGTCAAAGCCCACACCTGTCGTGGCGCGATAGACTGCATCACCAATCTTCCAGAAGTCTATCGTGCCGGATGTCGCGATGCGGTTCGTAGTCATTTGTCTTCCGCTTTCACAATGATAGTATCGTTACGCAGGGAGTGCCTCTGCCCCGCGCAACAGCAGGAGAAGATGTCGCAAGTCTCTGCCTTCTACTCCACGCTCATCAGCTTCTTCCAGCACTGCACGCAACCCATTGTCCCTAATTTCATCGAGCAGTACTGTTAGCCCGTCAAGCGTGTCCCCCCATCGGTGAGGGTTCCCCACAGCGAGTCCACCGCGACGATTCCGTAACAGTCTTTCTTCTCTTGTCATTTGTCTTCCCTCTTACACAATGATAGTATCATTGAATAGCTAGAAAGTCAAGCGTCCACTTACCAGATACCCGTGCCGATCAAATCTGGGCGAGCGAGCCTCGCGTCTGCTTCTTCTCTGTCGTTCAGGTCTTCCAGCCGGTGAGAAGAAGCAGACGCTACCCACTTACCGTTATCTAGATCGAACTCGCCGCCGTTGCTGACCCTGACCAGTTCCCGCTTAAAGGCTCGATTTGAGAACCGCCAGACGCCGCCACCGGATGTCACATACTCCATGTCCGTCCCCCTTTCACAATGATAGTATCATTGTATGACTAGAAAGTCAAGCGGTCGGTTAGGTTCCGCTATCAGCGCAAGCGCTTTACCCGGTAATATCTCCAGTTAGACTCGGCGCTAATCAGGCCAGATTTCGCCACGCTCCGAACGGCTGGCGCGGTAGAGTAAGTGTCGAAACGGTAGCCGGGTGCAGTGGTGTTGTCTGCGTATTGACTAGTCGCAACGTCCGCAGTGTCGCCAACCTTCATACAGTTTTCAACGAACCACGTTAGGTTTTCAACATTTTCACTCATTATTCCTCCTCCCAAATACTGAAGGTTAGGTGGACGTCACTACAATCGGCTCGCCCCATTCGTCAGCGTCCGCTGGCAACGCCGCCAGAAATCGCCGAGCATCGCGATAGTGTCCAGTGAGATACCCTAGGACTCTATACGCTGGAGATCCCCACGCGACGTTTCCGTAGTCCCGCCAGAGTGCTGTTCGTCCGTTATCGACAAAACGCACAACGACCCAGTTACTCATCTCATCCCCCCCCCTAGAGGTTATTGGCGATCCAGCGAACGGCAGACCGCCTATCTGCAAGAGTCGCGAACAGCCGCCACGTCACTGGGTGAACGACAGACCAGAATCCGTCCACGCTATATGTGGTAGCCACATGCGTTCCACCTTTCAGCGCTGCCCACCGAGCCGACTCGACAAACCCGTTCCCAGCCCTGCCCCATCCACAATGCTCGGTTGAGGTCCGTGTCACGCGAGCGCTGAGTTTCTTGAGAGCGACCTTACCGGTCATGACCTTCCCCCTTGTGCTTCCGCTTGCGCCATGTTTCGTGGCGCTTGGTCCGATGAGCGACGGTCGCGGTATTCCGCAATGTCACTCGTGGCAACCGGTTTGGCTTCTTTCGCTTAGTCATTACACAATGATAGTATCATTACGCGGGTAAGAATGCAAGGAGAAACGGGACGGGTCGAACGCGGCTGACTCAATGTGGCTGTCGCTCGGCGAGGTGTGAGCAACCGGAGCGGCGTAGGCTTCCCGGTCAACCCAGCCCTATGACACTGGACGTATGATGCGCGTTCAGTCCGTCCCTATAGGTAGACGCACTCACTACACGGGTCTGACACTTAATGCTTGTATTCTCTGTGATTCAATGATACTATCATTATGTAAGGAACTGACAAGGGGGAAGCGATGACACACGAACCACGAACATCGAATACCGTAAATGAAGGTCTCGCCACCATGATCGATGCGATGAAGCGTGATTATCTGGATGGTTGTGCTCCGGACCCAGTTACTCATGGTCTGACGATTAAACACTTAGAGAGCTACAGGGTGAGTCTTGGGCGCAAGTATGCGCGTGTGTTTAGCGGACCCTCTGTGAAAGCCTTCGTCGTTCTTGTTGACAACGACAAGAAGTTCCGAAAAGGCGACATCCTAAAACCAGCTAGCTACGCGGCTCCAGCAAGGAACGCCGCACGGGGGAACGTGCTGGACGGTGGATACCTCATCAACTGGACCGGGCCAACGTATCTCTAGTTGGCCCTTCGCTGTTGACTTTCTAGCTATGTAATGATACTATCATTACTGGAGGGACAACATGGAAAAGAGATACGAGATTACTTTTTTGGACACAGGCAAGACGGTCGAGTGGACCGCACGAAAGGCAAGGGCGTTCTTCGGCAAGGACGAATGGCCCGAGTATCGTGAGAATTACTTGCCCCATGTGTTTGTTGATGAGGCTGTGCGCTTTGATGATGCGGGGGAGGTGCGAGGATGAAGCTACTAACGAAAGCAAATCGTGCGAGTTTGCCGCCTATCGGGTCTACCGAGAACGATGCGGACCCGGTAGCGGTGGTCAAGTTCTTCGATCCCACTGGTGCGTGGTCGTGGTATGCGACCGAGTTCGACGGAGAAGATCGCTTCTATGGCTGGGTGGACGGCACCTATCCGGAGCGTGGGTACTTCTCACTGTCGGAACTGAGCGCCCATCGCGGGAGCTTCGGGCTAGGCATCGAGCGGGATCGGCACTTCTCGCCGACACCCTTGTCGGAGCTTGAAGAAAGTCGATACCTCACTGACCGGGCTACTCTGGTTAGTGCGTAGAGGAAAGACTTGAAGGGAGAGACATCATGAATGCCATTGCAGCAGGTCCAGCAGGTCGGAAGCATGTGTCAAGACTCGTTCGCGTGCGTGATCCGAAGTCTGAGGTAAAAGACCGAGACGTACTCTACGACGTCTGCAACGACTACTCGCTAGATCGCAGTACGACCGAACGTCTGGAAGATGTTCTCAACAAGCGGCATCACGCTGCCCACGGGTCGTACGCATGGCATTGGGGAGTAGCGGATGACCGAGTCGATAACTATTGGATGGTCGGATTGGTCGGTGTCGAGCGAGAGAGCAACGAGACCCACTACTTCGTCGCCCCACCGGGACTCGACGGATCAGTGCTGACAAGGGACTGGCTTCGTAGTTGAATCCGACCGTGACACGCTTGACTTTCTAGCTATTCAATGATACTATCATTGTGTAGGGGAACGAGATGAAAAGAAAGAACCGAGACGCGGGTTACCGGCTTGTTGAGATGAACGGTCACACCTACAAGCTGGGTCGGCATAACTTCGACGCTTTCGGGCGACCGCGAGACCCGAATCTCCTCGTCAAGCTGGAAAAGATGCGGCTTGGTCGAGAGGCGGCGAAGCGCGACAAGATTGCCGGATAGGAGAAAGGAAGGGGACTGACATGGAAACCACCTATCGTGTGTTGGATCGACATCTGGAGGTCACGCCTGACCCAGATGGATGGTATGGGGCTAGTACTGAGGATGGGACGTATGTGGGGCTAGTGGCGGCGGCGACGTTAGAACTCACGATTGACGGTGCGGTTCATACCATACCGCTGGTGTCACCGGGAGTATGGGGTATTGATGATGGTGATGACGCTCCACTTGACTCGGCTCACCACAGGCTCGTGGCTGGCAGTCCAGTCCCAGCAGGACATTGGGTGCTGGATGAGGGCGGGTACGCGGCATCCGAGTCTGAGCATCTGGACGAACTGATTCGTGGCCTGACGACAGGTATGACACCGACTAGGGACTACATTACAACTGGGTGCTCTGTCTCTGAGGTATAGCGGTGACCCTGCTCCCGAAGCCAGAGACGCGGCAAACGGAGAAGCGCCGTCAGCGTCGACACCGACACGAGGTCGTCCGGACGGTCAGAGCGGTAGTGCTGGCTCGTGATCAGCGCTGTCGCTCGTGCGGTGTCCGTCACGCCACGCTCGAAATGCACGAGCTTCGGTCTCGTGCTCAACTGCGGGGTCGTTCCCCAGAAGACATCTTCAACACCGAGAACTGCCTCATGCTCTGCCGCCAGTGCCACCAGCGTGTGACAGAGCGTCGTATCACAATCGAACCATGTACGGATCGTGGGGCTGACGGTCAGGTGACAATCATGAATCGGTCTTGACTTTCTCTCCCTGTAATGATACTATAATCATGAAAGGGGACGCAAGATGTTACTGAATGCGAAATACGCGGGTCGCTGCCGCCGCTGCGGGGATCGGTTCCCGGCTGGCACTCGGATTGAATGGACGAAGCGGGATGGGGCGCGACACGCGGTTGATGATCGCCACCCGCCGGGTCGGTTCGGGACAGGGTGCCTTGGCCTGACGACTGCGACTCCGGAACCACACTACGGGACCGATGCGGAAGCGGCTCGTGGCGTGGGCGCACTCACCAAGGATGAAACCGTGACCGCCGGGTACGTCGCGGGTGCGCTTGGCGAAGAACCCGACTGGCTCGCCCCTGTGACTGTTCGCCGGGGCGTGGGAGCATTGCCTGTGTGGTAAGTGTGGGGTTGACTTTCTAGGCCAGTAATGATACTATCATTATTGAAGGGAGTAAGACATGACTTTTGAAGCGTTCGCCACCAACTACTTTGCGCTCGTAAAGGAAATGTTTGCCGAGGATGTTGGCGAACGGGTGCCGGGTACGATCTTGACGCTCGCGTCTTTAGAGCCTGATTCGGCGATGAACCGGTTGGCCGATTTCGCCGACGCGCATCCGGTGTTCAACGCTCGCGTCGAAGATGGTGAGGGCATGGAATTTGCCTAGGGGAGGGGGAATCTATGAGCGGACTGCGTCTTGAACAGTTTAGCGGAAAAGCCGATGTCTACAAGAACTTGCATAGGGGGTGCTGGTCTGTGCGGTCTCGTGAGCGTGGTGATCGCTACGGACGAGTTGTCGCGCATCTCGACGATGTGCTTGTCGAGGACGCACGGTTCGTGGTGTCTCAGGCGGGTCGACGCCGAGTGATCGCCGAGGGGCGCAAGAACGTCCATGCCTATGTGCGCGGTCTGGTTGACATTGATCCAGACCGTACATGTTTTCGCGGCTTTGCAAGGGGCGACGACCCAGATCGTCCGTACGGAGTGCCGGTGAGCTACAGTCCATACGATGTCTCTGGATCGTTTAGGCGATCTGGCACTGACAATGTCGTCGAATCAGCGGATTGCGTCATGCTCTCGATGAGTGCGAGTCGACCGGTTGTGGGATGGGGGGTGACCTATGCACGGAAATAGCTGGATGTTTTGTCCAGACCCGCCACTGAGTCCACCAGACCCGCCGCCGGAATGTCCGGAATGCGATGCGGCAGCAGTCGAGGTGCTGTCTGCAGAGCGAGCAGAATGCCTTGAATGCGGCTGGACGCTTGAGGTTGATGTTGACTTTGAGCATGAATGATGATACTATCATTGTGAAAGGAGAAGTCATGACCAAGACACTGTATGACCCGGTTCTGCTTGCGAAAGCGTTGGCCGGAACCGTGTTTGACGATGACTTCGCCTCATTCGCGCACAGTGGTCGAGTGGCGGCTCGGGTGGCAGATTGGACAAGCCATGAGCTTCCACGGGTCGTCGCGTGGTTGCACGATGTCGTCGAAGACTCTGATGTTACGCTCGCTGATATTGAGCGGGACTTCGGCGCTTCGGTTGCCACGGCTGTCGATTCGCTGACCAGACGCGAAGGGGAGTCCTACCACGATGAGTACTTGGCGCGGGTGCTTGAGTCGCCGCTGGCTGTGCTGGTAAAATGGGCAGACCTTGCAGATAACACTTCGCGAGGTCCGTATCCTCGCCCGTCACTCAAAGCAAGGTATGAAGGGTCTCGGGAACTTTTGAGAGATTACATCACCGCGTCAGCGAACATCTGGGCTGACTTGGAACACCCCACGACGATGTAGCAGTTGTCTCGTCCCCCGACGAGAGCCGCCCGGTACTCCCATTCCCAGCGGGGTGCCGGGCGGTTTGTTGTGTACACAGGGGACATCGGTGGACAAACATGGACACAAACATTCCCTACATGGTTGACATGCTGAAAACGGTCTCGCATCATTACAGGTAATGTATCCGATTGCGAAAGTCGACGAACCAAAGCGTCTGGTGTTCGGCTATGCCAATGTTGCCGTAAGCAAGGCTGGTGAGGCGTTGACGGATCTCCAGAACGAGCGTATTAGTCCGGATGTGTTGGAAGACGCCGCCTACGACTATGTGCTGAAGTTCCGCGATATGGGCGAGATGCACGACCGGGGCAGTACCAAGGGAACGGTTGCCAAGCTGGTCGAAAGTTTTGTGGTGACGCCAGACAAACTACAAGCAATGGGACTTGATCGAGATGCCGTGCCGCCACGGTGGTGGGTAGGGTTCAAGTTACCCAAGGAATCGTTTGAGAAGGTGCGGAGTGGTGAGTTCTCCATGTTCTCCATCGAGGGTCGAGCCGACCGTCGCGAGGTGTAGGCGATGGCAAAAGAACTGGTCAATTTACAGGTAACGCGGGTCGACCTTGTTGACATAGGCGCGAACTACGACCGAGAGACGGGTGACGGGTCGCACATCATGATTTACAAACGAGCCGATGACGACGACTTGGACGCAGGCGACCTGACGACTGCCGTGGACACCATCACTAAGGCCGGGCGCAAGATCAGTGCCAAGCGACTTGGAAGACTACGAGAACTCGTGACGACGTTGACGGAGTTCATCTCAGAAGCGGAGCCTACAATGCCAGATGATGATCAGATTGAAAACACCGTGACAGAAAAAGCCGATGATGCGACTGACATACAGAAAAGCATCGATGACGCTGTGTCGAAAGCGCTTGCGGACACCCAAGTAAAGCTCGAAAAAGCCGAGGTCGCAGCGAAGGAAGCGACTGACCGCGCAGAGAAAGCAGAGACCATTGCCAAGTCCGAGCAGGACCGACGCATCACCAAAGCGTTTGAAGGCAAGATCGCCAACGAGTGGAAAGGTGTTCCCGGTATCAAGGCCGAGGACGACATCGAAATCTTCAAGGCGATTTCTGAATTTGACACAGACAAATGGAATCGCATTGATGCCCTGATGACAGGTGCGGCTGAAGCGATTCGGACGGGTAGCCTGTTCGCCGAGCAGGGCAGTGCCGGGTCTGGAGATACGTCTGCATCGGCACAGGGCGAAATCAACAAGCGAGCCGACAAGCTCGTCGATGACAGCAGCGGATCATTGCAGTTCGGGGACGCTGTTGCGAAGGTATGCGAAGCCGACCCGGTGCTCTACAAGCGGCATCTGGACGAGCAGAAGCAGCGTGGGCGAACCATTAACTAGGTTACCGCTGGACCCGACTGGAGGTTGTTCTTATGGCACGAGAGAATTGGTTGCTGACAGACACGAGAGAAGCCGCTGCTGATATCTCAGCGCATCATCTGAAATTCGTAAAGCTCGACACAAACGGTCGAGTGGCGGCTATAGCGGCGGCGACCGATATTCCGCATGGTGTGTTGCTGAACAAGCCTGACACATTGGGCAAGGCAGCGACCATCGGACTGATTGGCGTTGGAAAGATTCAAGCCAATGGCGCGATCACCGCCGGGGATGTGATTGGCACATCTTCCGATGGACAGGTCGACGGAAAAACGGCAGGGTCGGATACGACCGAGTACGTAGTCGGAATGGCGACCGACACAGTGACGGGTGCGGGTGAGTACGTAACCTGCACGGTAAATTGTATTGCGCCTCATCGTTCGGCGTAGTTAAAGCGTGTGAACAAGACGAGGAGATCGAGTTATGCCATCTCAGCCAACCCCGACCGATGTTCATGTTGACGCAGTGTTGACCAACATCTCGGTCGCCTATCGGCAACGAGCATCACAGTTCATAGCCAGCCGGGTGTTCCCGATTGTGCCTGTCCAGAAACAGACGGACAAGTACTACATCTACACCAAAGCTGACTGGTTCAGGGACGAAGCCAAGGTGCGTGGGCCAGCAACCGAGAGCGAAGGGTCTGGCTACAACGTATCGACGGCAAGCTATTCATGCGACGTCTTTGCACTCCATAAGGATGTGCCGGATCAAGTTCGCATGAATGCCGATGCACCGATTAACCCAGACCGCGATGCGACTGAGTTTGTGACGGGTCGTTTGCTTCTTCGGATGGAGAAGCAGTGGGCCAGTGACTACTTCACGACCAGCGTCTGGGACAACGACGTAACGCCGAGCAATTTGTGGTCGGCGTATACCACGTCCGATCCTATCAACGATGTCGAGCTTGGCAAGGAAACCATCTTGACGAGCACTGGCATGATGCCGAACACGCTGGTTTTGGGTTACCAGACGTTTCGACAGTTGAAGCACCATCCTGACATCGTGGACCGGTTTAAATACACGTCAGCCAATGTGGTCACTGAGCAGATGCTCGCGGGTATCTTCGGTGTCGACCGGGTGATTGTGGCTTCTTCGGTCAACAATACAGCGGTTGAAGGTGCGACAGCATCCTTCTCCCTAGTGCATGGTAAACATGCGCTGCTCTGTTATGTGAATCCGTCACCGTCGCTGCTTGCGCCGAGTGCGGGATATATCTTCACATGGCAAGGCGTCTCAGCCGGACTAGGCCAAGATATTGGCATTAGCCGGATGCGTATGGAATACCGCAAGGCCGACCGGGTCGAAGGCGAGATTGCGTTTGACGACAAAGTCGTTTCAACCGATCTCGGTTACTTCTTCAACGGCGCGGTGGCATAGACTGCTTACGCAGGTAACGACTAACCACGGGGGTGATGAATGTTGGTCGAGATATTGAAGCCACTACCACATGAGCGGACGACGATCCCAACCGGAGCGGTGGTGGATGCCACTGGTTGGAGAAACCTCCGCATGTGCCAAGAGCAGGGGTACTGTCGCGAAGTAGGGTCCGACAAGGACATTACTTGGCCGAAAGCCAAACGGCAGTCAGAGGCGAGTTCGTCGAAGGTCGCTGAACATCCACCGCGTCAGCGACGACGACGAACACCATCTCTCAGTGTGGGGCAGTAATCATGGCAAACACTGTAACGCGAGGCATCGCAAACGTAGGAGCACTAGCCGTCAACGGATCAGGCTTTAACGCCGGGTCTGGTGCTCCTGCTAGCGGCACATCTGGGACCGGCGCGAAGGCGCACTCATTTGGTCCCGGTTCTCTGTATATGGACACGGCTACCAAAGTGATCTATGTCAACGAGAACACGCAAGCATCTCCCTACTGGACACCGGTTAGCTATGACCAGTCTGGGATTCGTGCGTGGCACTCGGACTTCCGTGGGCATTCCGAAAAAGCGGCATCGAACACGGATGCCACTGCCATACTTGCCGAAAGCGGGTTGCGCGTCCACGGACAAGGAATTGCAGAGACCGATTCTGGGTTCACTGTGGCTGGCGTAGCTGAAGCCGGGTCGCTTGGGTCACTATTGACCACCAACGAGACGGCGCACGTTGCCGCGTTGGGTGTTGGTGACACGACGCTACCGTTTCAACCTGATACGCACGGTCCCATTGTGATTGATGTCGAGTTCACACAGAACACGGCTATCACGGCACGGGCGACCTTCTGCGGATTCATTGGTGCGGCGGCGAATGCACTCGACCCGGTTTGCACAGGGTCAAGCACTACCATCACGCTCGTGCTTGATGATGTCGCGGGACTGTTTCAGGACAGCGGCTTGACGGACGCAGACGGTGTCTTTGCACCGCACAACAAGTCCAACGAAGCGGCGTCTCTTGCGACAACCGCGACCGGTGTGGATTGCAGCACGACCATCTCGGCGGCTGGCACGTTCCAGCGCTGGCGTGTCGAGATTAGCACTGCCGGTGTCATGACCTGTTTTGTGAACAAGACGCAGGTTACGTCAATCAGCGCATCACTTGATGCGGACGAAGAAGTCGCTCCGAGCTTCTACGTCGAATCGAATGCCAGCGCTGTCAAGACATGCGACGTGCGGCGGTTCGCCACTTGGGGCAAGCGAGCGTAGCGATAGGCCAAGGGAACTAACATAGCCCGGCTTGGCGACTCGCGCCGGGCCGGGCTGTTGTTATGTAGGGGGAAGGTATGGCAACAATCAACCACGAATGGCGGTCAGCATCAACCGCAGACGGTGGAACCGCATTGAGCACGACCACTGCCAGAGTGCTCTTTCCACTTGGCACGACTAAAGCCAAGCTCCATGCGCGAAACCTTTCGACCGCAAAGGCGGCTCAAGTTGCACCCATGCCGTGGATTACAGTCTTGCACACCGACGATAATCTCAGCACGGTGACAGACGCCAGCGACAGTATGCAGGATGGTGCGGACGGCACACTGCTGACCCTAAGCAGCATGGACACGCTGGCAAATGGTGACTTCGTGCTGGTCGGATCGCATGTGCCACTTCGCGGATTGCAGGTAGACGTTGGGGCGGTCAATGGCACGGCGTCAGTTATGACCGTCAAGTACTGGAATGGATCAGCGTGGGCAGATATCAGCGATACGGACGGGACAGCGGACAGCGGTGCGACACTTGCCCAAGATGCGGCTATTACATGGACCGTGCCGACAGCACACGTCAAGGAACGGATGCGTGGCATGGGACTCGCTCCCGGTGCGGGTGTGCCGTTCACTTACGACCCACTGTTCTGGTATCGCATCGAGGTCTCGGCGGCACTCGACTCATCCGTGACGGTGTTGGGGATGCTTGGACTGCCACGGTATACGACGTACGCCGAACTCGCAGCGAACGAGAATTTAGAACAGGACACCAAGACATCGCTAGGTGGACACAGCGGAGTCGAAGGCAAGACAGCAGCGGGAACGGCGAACCTAATCGTCAACGTGTTCTCCAGTGGCGACGGGTTCGACGGGTAGGTAGGTATGGCAAAGACTTACGGAGACGATCCGAATCCGACCGGGACCGCCGCGCAGAAGCGAGACTTTATTCGTTTCCTGACGCAGACCAACGTCTCGCCAAAGCTGGACCTGATCAGTGATGCGGAGATTGATTCGTTGGTGTCTGTCTCGGCGAACAGTTGGATGGCAGCGTCGACCACGGCAGGAGTGCTGGCGATGCGCGTGGGTCCGGTAGCGAGCAAGTCGGTTGGCGATGTGTCGATCAGTTACGGGAAGAGTGACTACATGGCACTGTCGGCAGAATGGCGCAAGAACGGACTCAGTCACCAGAACCCCTTTGTTGGCGGTCGGCTTATTACAGATCAAGACAACATTGACCAGAACGAGGATTTGAAAGAGCGCAAGTTCCACAACACCTTGCACGATGAGTCCGGATCAACAACTGGTGTGATTCGACGACGGCAAACACTGTGGACAGGGGGTGACCCGTGAGCCTTGCTGCCGAACTAGAAGAACTCTATGTCGACACCGTGTATGTCGAGCCGCAGACTGGCAAGAACGTCAACAACGAAGACACCTTCGGTGACAAGGTCGAGTACAAGGCGCGTGTCTCAGGTCGGCATCGTCAGGTGCGTGATGCACAGGGTGAGCTACGACTAAGCACGGTGCAAGTGCATCTATATGCGGCGGCTGTAATTGGTCCGGATGACCGGGTGACGTTACCTGACACATGGACACCACAGCAACCGAGAATCATGTCTGTGCAAATGGTGCCAGACGAAGACGGACTCCATCACACGACGATCTCTCTTTAGACCGATGGCAAACATCAACATTCAGTCGACCGTGGTTGTCAACGACGTGAACGTAGAGATCCTGAACGCTGTCGCTGCCGCGCTGTCGGTTGCCGGTGAATTGATTATGAGTAAGTCTGTTGCCATTGTGCCTGTGGATGAGGGTGTTTTGCGCTCGTCCCAACAGGTCGACCCGCCAGTGCTCAAGCGTGACGAGATTCTCGTTCTGTTGAGCTACGGTGGATCGGCAGCGGAGTATGCGGAAGAAGTGCATGAAAACCTGTTCTACTACCACAAACCACCGACGCAGGCCAAGTATCTGGAAGAGCCGGTCGCAAAGATGGCTCCGCGTGTCTACGAGATGGTCGCGGCTATGATTCGCGCAGCATCATCGAAGCGTGGCAAGACGACGGTGTATGGGTAGTCACGGAGGAGCTTATGTGGATTCACGACGTAGTTGCAGATCCAATGGTGCGTGTGGCGATTATCAGTGGAGTACTACTCGCGTATGCCGTGTGGCCGACAGCGGTCGCACAGGAACGCACTCCGATCTTGCGCTGTTTCCACGGTGGCGAGACTGTCGCCGCTGTGCCGGTTCCTGCGCCACCTGACTTTCGCGTTCAAATGTCGGCTGGCTCAGTTACATCGGCAGAGTGGACGCTTGATACCGGGCAGAAGGTGGTCATGGCAGCGACTGCGCCATGTGTTTATCTGGTGACACAGCCGAGACCGGGAGAACGTGGGGCTGAGTAGACATGCTGCTGGATGAGATTGGCGTCAAGGTTACCGGAGCAGTAGCAGCGCTCACACGGGCGACAAACTGCTTTGAAGGGGACATGCCGGACGACCCGGCGAACTGCGTGGCGATTATGGAGTACAGCGGACCCGCACCGGACCACGACCTAGGAACAGGCGTGATACGCCTTGAGAATGCGACGTTCCAAGTAGTGGTTCGGAACCAGACCTTTGCCACAGGTCGTGCGCTGGTGCAAAGCATTCACGAGGTGCTGGTTGGTATTGAGAACGAGAGCTTGAGCGGTACACGCTACCAAACGGTGATGTCGCTGAACTCGACCCCCACCACGTTTCCGCGTGATGCGGATAACAGATGGCGATGGTCGATGAACTATCAAGCGGCGAAAGATCCATCATGAGCACGATTCCTTTCTCGCCACGAGAAGACCCTACGGCAACCGAGCCGCTTCGGGTGCTCTTTGTCTGGCCCGGCGCAGAGATGGCGATCTCTGACGTGGCAACAGGATACGCCAATGCGCTGAAGGCGGCTGGTCATCATCTGACGGATTACATCCTCACAAAGCGACTGATCTACCACATCACAGCGACCCGTCGCTATGCCGAGGAAACGGACAACCGCACACTGGAGAGTGCGAAGAGCGATGTTCGTCTCATGGCGAAGATGGCATCTGAGTGCATCCTGCCAGAAGCGATCTATTGCGAAGCTGATGTGGTGGTGGTGGTGAGCGGGTTGAACCTCTGGCCGGGTGCATTGCATCTGTTGCGTTGGGCTGGGATTCCAACGGTCTGTATTCTGACTGAATCTCCATACGAGGACAACGAACAGGTGGAATGGGTGCAGGCGAATCCGGATGCACTCGTGTTTACCAACGAGCGGTATTCGGCATCGACGCATGACGGATGGGGGTATCTGCCTTCGTCGCACGATCCGATGATCCATAAGCCGGTCGACCCAGATCCGGAAGCGGCTTGTGATGTGCTGTTTCTGGGATCTGGGTTCGCTGACCGGCAAGCGTTCTTTGAGTCGGTTGACTGGACGGGGGTCGACCTGCGGTTACTTGGTCCTTGGCCGAACATGACGGACGAGTCGCCGCTGGCTCAGTTTCAGAACGGACATTGTATTGATAACAATCTCGCTCCATCGTACTACCGAGCCGCAAAGATCAACATCAACCTGCATCGATCACATGGTCAAGCCTACAGCGCAAACCCGAGAACCTATGAGGTCGCGGCATCGGAAGCGTTCCAGATCAGCGATGAGCGTCAGGAGGTGATCGACATCTTCGGAGAGAGTGTGCCGACATTTCGAGATGCGGTTGGACTACGGTTACTGATTGATCGGTATCTACACGACGAGCCGATGCGAAGGCGGCTCGCGGCTGAAGCACGGAATCGGGTCGCCCCACACACCTTCGCATTTCGAGCCGAAAAGGTGGTTCGCGCAATTCGTGACGTGCTCGCGCAGCGGCATCGGGCTGGAATCCATCAACGAGGGAGATAGGACACATGGCGAACATCCACGGGAAAAACGCATTGGTCTACATCAGCGACGGCACGAATCAGGCCGAAGCGGTGTCTGAGCAAAACACATACTCTATCGAAAGCGATTTCGAGACAGCCGATACCACCGAGCTTGGCGATTCGTGGAAGACCGCTGTGAAGGGATTGCTATCGTGGAGCGGTCGGGTCGAGGGGAACTTCGACACCGGGAACAAACTGCTCTGGACCGCGCACACCGGGACAGCATTGTCGAAGTTCTACCTGTATCCTGAGCGTGGCACATTGACGCGGTACTACTACGGGACGTGCTGGGTGAAGCTCGGAACGGTCATTAGTGGCGGGATCACTGCCAAGAGCACGGCTTCGGTCGCATTGGTCGGTGACGGCACGCTGAACCGAGACGCCACCTAGTCAGTGGCCGAAGCGTTCAAGATCATTGGGCGTGGCGGTGTCATCTCTCACAAAGGGGTGTTCACCGCCGCCACGCTTGGGGCGTGGACTGCCATTACTGATATTGATTCGCTTGGCACATGGCGAACGGTGATCACGGCATCGCTGAAGACATCGCACCAGTATTACTTGTCACAGCGTTCGCTTGATCTCACGCTACGTCTTGGTCGTGACGACATTGGCTTCTCTGTCGAATCACTGCAACTGTTGTCCGATGATCGGGTCGGGGTCACAGTACTCGGTCAGCCGGGCGAGGGTCGTTTCTTAATACAAGAGGGGTAAGCATGGCATTCCGGTTTGCAACGGCAGGCACGACAAAGCTCGACATTGGTAGTGATGACTGGATTGAAGTCAGAAATGAGTTGTCTGTCGCCGAACAGCGAGAACTTCAAGACAAGAGCTTTGAAGCAACGCAGGAAATTACACCCGGTAACGAGGACAAGACACAGAAAATCGCAATCAATTGGGCCAAGTATTCGTTACATCGGTCAATGGCATATATCACCAGATGGAATGCAGCGGACGCAGAGAACGTGCCGGTTCCGGTCAGCATGGACACGCTCGGCGCACTGGATGAAGACACGATGCAGCGTATCGAGACAGCGCTTACGGATTTCTTGGAGAAGCAACCAAAAAACGAAAAGCGGAAGTCTGGAAGGAAAGGGCGCAAGCCGACCTCCGCATAATGCGCTACATGCACTGGAGCTATCCCGACCTCATGATGCTCCCGCAGGATTACTTGGCAGTGCTGATAGAGATGATTGACACAGATCGACGTCAGGCCGAGGACGAGAAGTTCTTTGCCCAAAGCAGACGGTCGGTGCGATGACGGACTAGGCTATGGCATTAAGTGCTGGCGAAGTCACAGCGGTCTTGAAGGCTCGCGACGAGATGACATCCGTCATCCAGAACGCACAGCGAGTCTTGCAACAGCTAGGCGGGAAAGACATGCCCCAAGTTGGGCAGTCTGCGGGTCGCATGGGCAACGTCCTCAAGACGGCATTGGGGACGATGGGCGGGTTCATCGGCGCATCGGCGATCATGGGTGCGTTTAGTTCGGCGACCGGCATGGCGAAGTCGGCGGTCATCGGCATGAACGCCCAGCTTGAAACATCCACGATGCAGTTTGAGACGTTTTTCGGATCGGCATCAAGAGCCAGAGATCACGTCGCATCACTGTTTGAGTTCGCCAAGAAGACCCCGTTTGAGACCGGGCCGATCATCGCGGCTAGCCGAATGTTGCAGACGTTTGGCGGCGAAGCCTTGAACAGTCTGGAAAACCTTCAGATGATCGGTGACGCTTCAGCGGCTGTCACTGCCCCGATCAACGAACTCGGGTTCTGGGTTGGTCGACTGTATTCCAACCTCAAGGGAGGACAACCCTTCGGTGAGGCCGCGATGCGGTTGCAGGAACTCGCAGTCATGACACCGGAAGCCCGTCAGGAAATGACGCGGCTTCAGAAGTCCGGTGCTGATGCCAATGAAATCTTTGGGGTCTTTCAGAAGTCACTGGAGAAGTTCTCCGGTGCGATGGCGAAGCAGGAGCGGACATGGAGTGGTGCGACGTCGACCTTTTCCGACAGTGTGCAGATTCTGTCCGCGCAGGCGTTTGAACCGCTCTTCGTGCTCTTGAAAGACGGACTGCTTCTGATCAATGCGTTCCTGAATCGACCGGAAGTCGAGATATGGGCGACAAAGACCGCCGAAGCAATGCAGGTTCTGATCAGAGGAGCACTAGAGGTTATTGTTCCGATTGCGGAGAAGGCTGGGAAAGCCATCATCGGCATGGTCACAGCGCTTACGGAACTGAGTCGACCGACCCTCAACACCATTAGGACGTTCGCAGAACTGGCGGCGGGGATGCTTGTGGTCGGCAAAGCCTTCACGATACTCAAGGCGCAGGTCTTGTCGACGGCGATAGGAGCGAAGGCGCTCACTGCTGCATCAACAGCGTTGAATGCGGCTTTCATCGCTGTGGGTCACTCCCAGCTAATGTTCACCGCGAGATTCAAAGCTTTGCTCATCGCTGAAAAGGCTTCAACGCTAGCAACGACTGCGTTGGTGAGAGCCAAGACGCTGCTCGGTCTGGCGATTGGGAAGATCAATATCAAGGGTCTTCTGGTTCGTCTGGCCGCGATGATTCCGGTGCTTGGTGGAATGACACTCGGCACAGGCGCTTTGTCAGGAGCACTCGGCTTTTTGCAAGCGACGTTTGTGCCGCTGACGATTGCCGTGGTTGCAGTCGGAGCAGCGTTCGCCGTCTATAAGTGGCTTGAGTGGATCGGGTTCACCGAGAAACTGTCTGATGCCTTTGCCGTCTTAAAGGGCTGGCTACAGGGAGTCAGTGCCGAGGAAACGATGGCGGCTCGCGAGGCAGACAAGGCAAGCGAGGCACTCAGCAAGGAACAGGTCGTTGTCAAGGATCTGGGCGATCAGTTCGCCAAGCTCGCCGACAAAGACATGAAAGCTGCCAACGACAAAGGCACTCTACTGATCCAGATGGCCGACAAGCTCAACACGACAACGGTCAAGGCGTCTGTTGCCGTCGACCTGCTCGCTCAAGCAGCACTAGGAGCAGCAGAAGACATGAAGTTGACGCCATCAGTAATGAAAGAGATCGCCACGGCAGCGATAGAGCTTCAAGGGAAGGGCGAGGAACTCCCGCCAGTATTGCAGAACATTGTGAATGCGTTTAAGCAGATGGAGGACAGTGCCAAGCCTGCTACTGAAGAGAACAAGGCGATGAGTAAGTCTGTGCAAAAGCTGTACGACACCATCACGGCAGCGGGTTCGTTCACGGTATTCAAGGATATCAACGCTGTCTTGGGAAGGCTAAGTTCCACGCAAAAAGAGAACACCCAGATCATGGACCGGTTGGCCGGGTCGTACCGTGGCATGAAGGAAGCGACCGGGTTGATCATTCCGGAGATGGAGCAATACATCATTACGCAGGCAGAGTTGAACAGGGAAATTGACATCTTTGAGACAGCATGGGGTCGCATGAGCCTGTTTCAGCCGCCACCGTTCCTGCAACTGCTGGACATGCAGATCGACAAGGATTTCAAGCTGTTCGATACCGCGTGGTTCACTGAATCGCTAGAGACCGTGCAACCTCCCGCGTCGACCATGCAGCATCTCTACGGGTTCGGCAGCGTGCTCGGAAGCAACCTGAAGGGCGGGTTCAAGGATATTGTAGACGGGCTTCCCGGTACGATCATTGGTGCATTCAAGGGTGGTGGCGGGATTGTCGGTGCGCTCAATGCCATCGGAGCACAGATGGGAGCGAGTCTTGGCGGGAGTCTTGGTGATGCACTCGGCGCGAAGCTCGGGAAGACTGTGGGGGGAGAAGACAAAGGCGGGATCATGGGAGCCATCGCAGGGATGGCTGGACCTATTGGTATGGCGATTGGAGCACTTGCGCCAGTGCTGATTAGTGGATTAAAGAAGCTGTTCGGTGGGCAATCCACACAAGAGCGGATCGAAGAAATCGTTACGAAAGATTGGGGTCGGTCGATCAGTAAAGGTCTTGCTGAGACCATCGCAAAAACAGCAGACGATATAGGGTCGGATTGGGGTGCGCTCATGCTCAACCTCTCGGCTCTTTTTGAAGAAGCCGGTGGCGTCATGGGGTTCGGCATGGATGCCGCCACTCGAAAAACCAGAGATTTATTTGTAGCCGTGTCCACTGGTGTTCTCACCGTGGAGCAGGCATCGACGTCGTTTGGTAGCGCGTTCAAGATGATCGCTGATGAGGTGGTTGCATCAGGCGAGATCGCCAGTCGGCAATTCGTAGAACTGCTTGAGCTTCAGAGGCAGTTTGGGTTTGAGTCCGCAGAGGTGCTGGCGTTTATCTCTGAGCAGAGCGACCGCGTCTTCACCGGGCTTGCGACGATGATCAAGCCGGTGGTCGAGGAAACAGGCGCACTGACCGTGCGGTTCAACGAGAATGCTGACGCTATCGAGGCAAACAATGCTGAAGTGGCTCGACTGACAGAAGAGCGTGACAAGCTAACCGTTGGGAGTGAGGCATGGTTGGCAGCGGATCAAAAGCTCAATGAGGCTCTAATCGAGCAGCGCGATCTTGCCGATGAACTCAACAATATCATCGCCGACCAGACCGCGCTTTCTGAGGCTAACAGTGAGGAGCTTGAGGCTTTTGCGCTTGTTGCCGTGGGTGCATTCGGCACAGCGGTGCAGGCAGGCGTTGGGTTTGTTGAAGCAGCAAGGCTCGCCGGTCCAGCCATTGCAGGCATCGCGCTAGCGTTTGAGAATCTGGGGGTGACCAGCGACAATGTCGCCTTCCAGCACTTGGCACGGTGGAACGAGTTGATCCTTCAAAACGAGGATCTGGTCAACGCGGTTGATGCGTTTGACGATGTGCTTGTGGCGCTGTCGCTGACTGGTGGACTGACAGGTGAGTCGCTAGAGTCAATGGGGCTAATGGCGATGGCGCAGTTCGACCGGCTCATTGCCGCTGGGTTTACGCAGAACGAAGCGCTCGTAATGATGGCACCCAATATCTTTGCGTTGGTTGACGCTTATGAGGAGTTGGGTATACCCATCGACGCTGATACGCAGGCGCTTTTAGACATGGCAATCGCGAATGGGGCAGTCAGACCAGAGGATCAAGTTAGCGGATGGCAGTTGGTCACAGACGCGATCAACCAGTTGTCGCTCGACCTCCAAGCGTTGATCACCAAGATCATGGGAGTGCCTGATGCGGCGGTCGATGTGATCTATAACGACCCCGGCCATACGCCGAACGTCCCATCAAGTATCACCGTTGATGTGGACTACCACGGACGACGCAGCGGCGAGGGACCAGCGCAGGGAGGAGAAGGCGATAGAGACTTTCAGCATGGTGGCATGGGCGACTTCGGGGCTGGAACCGATGTGACTTTACACGGGAGAGAGGCTGTGATTCCGCTCGCAGGAGGGTCGGTCCCTGTCGAGATGCGTGGGGACGATGGTGCGGTGCTGTCAGAGTTGCAGGCGTTACGGGAGGAGTTGGAACTGCTGCCGATCCATCTCCGAGACGCCTTGATCACGAGTCAATAAACAATGGTAGCTGTTACGATTAAGCTCAACGCCTACTTCAGCGGCATTGATGCTGACCCCACAGACATCTCCACTGATGTCTCGCTCGGTGCTCAACCGATCAGGGGGAAATACGGTATATCCGGTACAGGCGCGAACGCACGGATCGCGAGTACCGGCACCCTGACGTTTTCGATGAACAATTCGGCGACAAACTCAGGTTCTCTGCAAGGGTTTTATAGTCCCGGCCACGCCAACGCTCGGTCCACTGGCACTGTCGGGTGGCGGCTTGGGCTGGTGCTCTCGCTGGTGTTTACCTATGACGGCACCAACTATGTGAAGTTCACCGGCACGCTGACGGACGTTAAGCCTGATGCTGGTCGAAACCAACGACAGACGGTTCGCTGCACGGTAGTGGACTGGATGGATGAAGCCGCTCGCAGCAAGCTGAAAGCGCTCCCTGTCCAGACGTCGAAACGAGCAGACGAACTGATCTCTACCCTCGTGACCAATTCTGTTGGGCGTCAGCCTATCGCCACATCGTACGGCGTTGGGCGAAGCACGTTTGCCTATGCACTGGACAACCTTAATGACAATAAGACCCCTGTGCTATCGGCACTGTCTGACGTCGTCAAGTCCGAGATGGGCTACCTCTACATCAAAGGCACGACTGATGCAGATGGAGCCAAGGGCGGCTTGCTGACATTTGAAAACCGCATCGCTCGCCTCTCCACTTCAGACGTTGAATATACGTTTGACAACAGCATGGTCAGGCTCGATGCAAGGCAGTCGAGGTCCGATATTACGAACCATACTTATGTGCAGGTCCATCCTCGCACCCTCGACACAGCGGCGACTGTCCTCTGGGAACTGACCAGCACGGAAGTTGTGCCAAGTGTGGATGCCGGTGAGACGATCACGGTCATCGCCGAGTTCACCGACAAGATTGTTACGGGGGTCAATTTCGGAGCGTCAACGTCAACGACGGCTCGGGGTGCTCAAGTCGCCACGACTAATCTGACGACCCCTTCTAGCGGGACTGACTGGGTCGCTAATTCAGCTTCAGACGGCTCATCCGTCAATCTTACGTCGTCTGTTGCTGTGACCGTGTCGACCACAGCCGCAAACACAGCGACCTTGCAGATCGTGAACAGTGGCACCGTCACAGCGTATCTGACGACCCTGCAAGTGCGCGGGATTGCGTTGAAGGATCAGACCTCCACGACAGTGGATGCCTCAAACGCGACGTCGATTACGACCTACGGCGAGCAAGACATCCGGATCGATATGCCGTACGAGTCTGATCCAGAACTCGCACTGGCAATCGCCGAATGGCAAAACGAGGCAACGGATCGCGCACGGTTC